AAGCTAAACAGCGATTAGCTCAATATAAGTTAGAGATTGGTAAACCTGCTCAACCTATTTATGAGCAACAGCCAGACCCTAAGACAGGTACAATAGTTGATGTAAAAGTAGGTATGACTCAAGAGGTAATGCCTTTAGATTTGTTAGTGACTGAAACGACAACAGACCCAATCACTGATAAAACAACAACTAAGCAAGTGACTAATCCTGAGATTGTAAAAGATAGAACAGAACGAGCGAGTGCGAATGCAATAGTAAAAGCTGCTACTCCTAAGATTTTATCAAATTATACAAAGAGGTTGTAATGTACATAAGCAAAAAAAGCATAAATCGAGAGATAAGGATAAATATTAGAAACAATAATATAGACTATTTTATTGAGTTGTTATTTAATTATTTTAATAAACTTTTGCCTAACTACAAGATATTATAAATGGCTATTGGCGCGTTTTCGGTTTCGAGTAAATCAGTTGCAAGCACATCTATTTTTGATGGAACTTTAAAAGCTAATGTCTTATCTAATGCTTCGATAATAGCTAATATAACAACTGAGATAAGATTATCTGCTTCATTACTTAGCTATTCAAGTTTTAACTCTCAACTATTGATAGGCGATTTATTTAAAGCTAACGCGACAGCAATCGCAACGATTAGCGCGTCATTATCAACTTCAATAACGATTAGATGCGCATTAAAATCATCATCAAAAATAAATGCATTTCTTACTGATAAGCCGCTATTAATTGGCAATAAAAAAGAGGGGTACATTTTATCTAACGAGGTTAAAAAACTATTTAGCAACATAACCTACCCTGCTTTATTTTATATTAAAAACCTAACATCAACAGGTGTATCATTTCCTGAAATAACAGGGCTATATATTCAAAGTAGCAATAATTCAGGTGATGGATTAACTATTGAAATAACTAATTTTGACGCGCTATTAAGACTTTCGGCAAGTATAGAATTATCAAGCATTGATTATTATAAAATACAGATAACGCTTATTAAAGAGGGATTATATTATAAAGATACATCCCTTGATATGACCTCGCCACTAATAAAGCTAAACGGAAACACACAATATACAGTCATAAAAGGTGGACAGTATATAGAGCTAGGTGCTTATGCTATTGATGATAGAGATGGAACGCTCCCTGTATTAATTACGGGTCGAGTCAATAACAAAAAAATAGGCAATTACCCACTTACTTATACAGCAACAGATAAATCAGGGAATACATCATCCGTAAATAGGATGGTAGACATTATCAGCGCAACATTAACAAGTAATTTATTTTCGTGGGGAAATGGCGGTGAAAATAAGTTATTAACAAGCAATAATATTGATATTTTTACGCCTACGCCAACAAATACGCAAGACAATTATATTATTGTAGACTCAGGTATTAATTTCTCTATTGCAATTAAATCAGACGGCACACTATGGGGTATAGGAGTCAATGATTTAGGGCAATGTGGGGTAGGGCATACAAAGAAAGTTACTGTAAAAACTCAGATAGGAATAAAAACGGACTGGGTAAGCGTGTCGTGCGGAAAAGCACATACTTTAGCACTAGACAGCCAAGGGGTAGTATATTCTTGGGGAGATGGCTCGTTAGGTCAGTTAGGTACAGGGGATTTTTATAATAAAGATGCTCCCGTAAAAATATCAATAAACGCGCTATCGGTATCGGCTGGGTTTTTACACTCAGTTATACTAAATAAAAATCATTCAATATCAGTTTTCGGTGATAATTATTATGGTCAATTAGGTAACGGAATTACTGATAAAAAACCAGTAAACAAACTGATAAAATTAACTAAGTCATGGTTAAAAGTTGGAGTAGGTGAAAATTTCACAATAACTTTAGACTCAAAAAACGTTGTTTATGGAGTAGGGAGCGGAGCAAGCGGTCAATTAGGCTATGATAATAACGCCAATCCGCACGGGAACTATGCGCTTTATCCATTAACAGACTCAAATATAAACGACCCAGCAATTAACCCCAATTTAGATGGATGGAAAGATTTAGCGGCAGGTAGGCGGTTTTGTGTTATTTTGCATAAAACTACTGGGTTAGCTTATGTGACGGGTCAAAACACATACGGACAAGCAACTGCACCAACTGGAACGGATAAAACATTATTTACCCTCGCAGGGGGTGTGGTATTTAAAAATATCTTTGCTGGTGTTGATTACTGGTTTGGGCTAACTGATACGGGTGTTCTTTACGGGATAGGTCGTAATTCAAATAGACAGTTATCTTTAGGAAACAATGTCAATACAGATATTCTATTGCCATGTACAGCACCAACAATAGGCGTATGGTCTAAGGTCGCTTGTGCATATAAACATACCTTAGCATTGTCAACCAATGGCGATATTTACGTTACTGGAAGCGCGGCACAGGCTACAACTTTCGGAACATCAAAAGCATCATTTACACAAATAGGACTAGCAGGTGGATGGACAGATATTAGTGCAGGTCGGACGCATTCACTCGGCATAAGAAATGGAAAAGTCTATGCTTGGGGTGATAATCTTTACGGTGAGTGTTCAGATGTAATCCCTGTCACTGGAACAAGTATTATTACTGAGATAATGACAGCCATAACATTAAACTCAACGCCTTTAAGTGTTCATGCTGGTACATACGTTTCATACGTATTAATGACTAACGGAGCTGTTTATTCTTTTGGTAGTAACGTGGTTTACAATACCGTGCTAGATGCAACGCCTTTATCGTGTGGCAAATTGGGTCGAATTATAACTGGTGATTTTGATGCAGTGCCAACAACTATTATTGGTAAATATAAAGATATTTCTGTTTTATATGACTCTATTTATGCGATTGACTCATCAAGGCAGCTATCGTCATGGGGATATAACAGGAATTTCCAGCTTAATACAGGGAGAGTTTATAGCACAGTAGCAGGTCATACGACCGAGGGAGAAAACCAGAATATCCCACTAATAGCCTATTCAGATTACAACTGGTTAAAAATATCGGCTGGAATTTATCACACAATGGGTATTAGATACTCACACGTTGGAGATGCGCACGGTAGTATATGGGGTTTTGGCGATAACTCAAGGAGACAGATTTATAAAGCTGTTGTAAAAAAATATAACGAACCAGTAAAAATAGGCGGCTCTAATAACTGGATTAATATATCTTGTAGTTTACATAATTTAGCAATTCAATCGGACGGGATTAATAATAATCAAGGCGTATTGTATGCGTGGGGCTACTCATACTTTAATCAGTTAGGATTAATCGGGATAACCGATAAATCTACACCGCAATTAATAAGCAGTGATTTATTTAACAAAGTCAGTGCAGGTTATCATCATTCATTAGTTGAAAGAAGCGATAACGCGGTTCTTGCTTGTGGTCAAAATATTTACGGTCAAACAGGTGTTTATATATCGCCAGCGGAAAAAACAGTACCGACAAAACAATATATGGATGTAGCAGGAATAGTTAATACTAACGCAACTAATTTTGCTTTCTTTGAAACAAATAGATTGATGATTAGTAATGGTGGTTTATTTGTATCTGGGACTAACGAATGGGGACAGTTAGGGCTAGGGTATTTTTATGACCTTAATGATGGATTAGTATCATTTTCATCTTTTACTGGTCAATATTTAAACAGCTATAATTATTCATCATCTAGTGTAGATGGAACAGTGACTAATAATTATACAGTTACATTGCCAAGCGTTAATATAGTAAAAGTAGATATAGGCTTTAGTCACAGCGTATATTTAGATAGTTTAGGTGGATTATACAGTGCTGGTGACAATACCTACAATCCACTAGGGGATGCAGTAGGCGGTAAAGTTATCGCTGGAACAAATGAACCAGCGAATACCGCTCACTCTAACCTGCAAGTTTATTTATACGATTTAATGGTTACAGGTAGCGCGATTAAGTTTATTGATTTTGCTTGTTCATATTATGGGACAGTAGCAATATCAACGCTTGGAGAATTATACGGTTCAGGATTAAATGCCACGCCTAGTGGTGGTAAAAACATAAAAATCGGGACTGCTACTAATTGGATTAAGGTTTTTGCAAAAGAAGCGCAATTTTCCGCTATTAATTCGATTAATGAGTTATGGGTTTGGGGTTGGGGGAAAGATGGACAGTTAGGGCTAGGAATAACTAACAGCGTAGATATTCCAACAAAAACAAGTATTTTAGCAAAAAAAGCATCACATAGCCGCTATACATCCTTTGCTATCGGGATGAATGGCGAATTATACGGAACAGGGCATAATGATGTAGGGCAATTAGGCTTAGGCACATTATCAACCATACCAACAACTAGCTTTACTAAAATAGGAAATGATGCGGACTGGATGGATGTTGCTAATTCTAGAACAGTAACGCTTGCATTGAAAAATAATGGTACGTTATGGATATGTGGAGATATTGGAACGGGATATACTGGAAACCCGTTATTATTTCAAAATGCAATAAACGGAAATACATGGAGCGCGGTTTTTAGTGACGGGCATAATTTCTATGCAATGCAACAAGACGGTACAATTTGGTTCTTTGAACAATTAAACGCGAGTGCATTATCAAATGTAACTAAATTCAGTAAAATAGGCACAACGGAAATATTCACAGATATAAATGCAGGCTACTTTACTTCTTTTGGTATTAAATAATGATAGCACCTAAACGCCTTTTAACTTATTACGGCTACCCTATAGACTATAAGGGTATATGGGATACAAATTTAGTAATAGATGCCATTAGCTTAAACTATGATATTTATATTTGCGGTGATACATATCAAAAAATAACACATCCTGAATATGCAAGCACAGCCAAGATAATAAACGGATTAAGAGCGAAAGGCGTTGAAGTATGGGGGTATATCCCTATCGGTGTTACTACTTCAAACTTACCTTTATCAGAAATAACAGCAAGAATTACAGAATGGAATAATATAGGTGTAGATGGTATATTTCTTGATGAATTTGGATTTGATTATGGCGTAACTAGACAGCGGCAAATTGATGTTGTAAATGCCGTTTACGCAGCATCATTAAATTACATAGCTAATTCATGGGAGTGGGAATGGGTATCAATTGATACATTAACAGAGCTTAGCAAAAAATATCAAGCTGGTGATTGGGTTTACGATCAATTTGTTATCGGAAACCCGACTAATTTAACATTACCGCGAACCAGTAAAGATGGCTATATGCTTGAGAATTTCGGCATTTCAAACACAGGACTAAATACATTTAGCGAATACTTCTTAAGATTATTAAATGTAACGGATAACAACCCTATTGATATGCGGTTATGGGGGTTAGGGGTATTGCCAGAATTGCCAGAGGGGACACTAAATACCGCATTATCCACTCCATTCTCAACAGCTCAAGAATTGGCAGATTATACGAGAGCAACCGCTTATTCATGGAATTTAGATGCCAGTGGGGTTAATGGTTATAGTTTTGGTTCAGCAGGTAATACGACTTTTGAAACGACAGGGATAATATTAGATGTCTATGGTAACGCGACAGAAAATGGAATAGTTTATGAAACTCATGCCTCAGTAGCTAATTTTTCAAATCAAAAACACGTTATCATTGGCATGAACCCGTATTATTATCAAGTTGTTGATGCTTATAATTACGATAGGTTTTATGATAATTACCCCGTAAATAGAAAGACTGGTATTATTGGCAATTCAATGCCAGGTACTTGGCGACCATTTAGTTTGAATAGTCCTTATAATTTACCTATACCGCATAATGTAAGACTATTTGATAGTGCAAATATACAAGGTGTTTATCCTAAATTCTCAACAACATACCCTAATTCAAATAACCTAGTTGATTATTTTGTCCGTATTGAAAAAACAGTTCGCTTTGTACGTTCATTCACGCCTAGTATTTGGGTGATAGACTCATCAATCACACCATTAACAAGTGTTTACAGAAAAAAAGGCATTAGCGTAGGGGGTAATGATGACTGGGTTCGACCATTAGACCCTAATAACCAATTTGAAACACTAGCACTGGCTCAAGGCTATTTAACTGTCACTGAAAATGTACCTGTATTGCCTGAAATGTGGAGCGAGGGGACTGGAGACGGTCATCAAATAATAATCGACCCATTTAAAAATGTATTATGGGAAATGTCACGGTTTAATTGGGTATATTTATCAGGCAAACAAATAGCCACTTGTTCAACTTTTAATATCTGGTTGCTAAAAGGCAGTAAAAATGAATTAAATATAAAAAAAGGAGATTTAGTTAATCGACCAATGATAGATAACGGGCAAGGTGGGCTTATTGAGATTAATCCATACGATAGCGGTAAGGGAGTTGCAACAGTCGAATTGGATAAATTATGGGTTAATAGAGGAAGTCGAGGCGGTGGTGCGACATCAATCGCTGGAATGATACGACCTGAAGAGATAGAACACGCACTTAAAAGTCAATATGGTTATATTCATCACGCTTTAACTTTTACGATTGACTCAATAAGAGCAGGTAAAAATGTAAATGGATTGCCAACTAAAATTTTCGACTCTTCTTTGTGCGCCAGAAGTGACGGGCAAGGTCGGTCAGGCGACTTATTAAGCGAGCAAGAAAAATTACCTTATTACGGTATGCGTGTACAGCTTGATCCAACTTTAACGGAAACTACATTTGATGAATGGGGATTAACGAGAGAGTGTAGAATTGTAGCAAGGACTCTACAGAAATATGGAATGATTTTATCAGACAGTGGGGGAGATTTTGCAATAGATATTCAATTGTTGAACTCAGACCCCGTAAAGCACTGGAACGAATGGGAGCGTCATTTTCCATTGATTTATAAATCATCAAGCGATATAAAAATAGGTGCTTTTGATTTACTTGGAAACGTAGCTTTTAAGTATATGAGAGTAGTGGATATGGGTATTAATTTAGTCGGTTATGATGAAGCGACAAATTTACCTGTTACTTCTTAAAAAAATGATACAATACAGCCGTATGCCGATTGTTTATCGAAACGCGGCTATTTTTTAAATATATAGCTAAAGGCTAAGAATATGACTAATATGTTACAGCGTCAATATCACAATAAAAACACTAAGGAAATGGATAATTTTGTTCATTCTTTAGAAAGCGTTGCTGCTACTGAAAACGGTGGCACTTTTGACTCAACAGCGGCAACAGAATTTATGGTATCAGGATTAAGCCAAGGAGCGGCTATCCCTGAAAAACTACAAATTATTTTAGATGAAGCGGATGCACAAGGACAAGCAGCTTTAGCCAATGCGATTTTAGACGGTATCGCATCTTATAAGTTAAAACATGGTGAAGCCCCTGCATCGGACGTTATCGAGAGCGCGGTAGCTCTTGGTTATTCAACAACCGACCACGCTCACGCACAGCATGGTCATCGTAGCCTTGCATTGGATAGTATCGCATCGACTAACGCATCAGCAGCTACAGGGTTACAACCAAACCGTGCTGCGGTCTCAATTATTCACACTATTACAAGTGCTATTCCTTTCGCTCATTACTTGCCAGCCGATATAGGTTCTAATGAAGCGCGTTTAGCCATTCTAACACACCAAGCAGGTAATGAGTACGGTTCTTATTTAGTTAGTGATTTAATGGATGGAGTCGCATCAGGTGATGCTTATATTTCATCTTCTCGCACACACGCGACAACTAACGCGGCTGGCGCACATTCTGGTCAGCTAACATCAGTACAAGCAACCCCTGATACTTGTGCGGCAGTTGGCGGAAATGTAGTTGCGGTTAATTTATTACGTGGTCGGTCTAATGTTTTTGTTAATGGTCAATTAGTAGCACAAGAAGTTAGCAGCACAGGTACAGGAGCATCAACCGTTTCAGGGGCAGTTACAATTTTAGGTGTTACCTATCAAATTGGCGGCACAATTAATACTGATACTGGTGTTATTGCACTAACATCTACACCTGCTTTAGCTAATTCCGTACCTGTTATTGTTGAGGGTTTTATTGATTATGAGCGTATGCCAACTCTAACGCCTACTATCGTATCAAGCGTTGAAGTATTTAGCCTTTACGCTAAGCCGTGGCGTGTCACTACTACTCAGACTATTGATAGCCGTACACAAATGAGTAATGAACTGGGAATTGATCCTTATAGTGAGGGAATTAGAGCAGTTCAGGTTCAATTTGCAAACGAACGTCATTATGAAGTATTGCGTAAAGCAATGCGTTTGGCTGCAAACAATACCGCTACTTTTGATTTTAACTGGGCTGCACTAGGCACATATAAAAAACGTGCCGATATTTGGCAGGATTTTAACTCAGTTATTGGTGCTATTTCACAGCAAATGGCAAACGATACATTGGGTTTTGGTGTAAGTCATATCTATGTTGGTCAACACGTAGCTTCTCAATTATTATCATTACCTAGCAATTTATTTGTGCAAAGCGGAACTAGCGAGCGAGCTGGTATTTATCGCTTAGGGTTACTATTTGGTCGTTATCAAGTGTACTTTACTCCTAAAGGGCTTACCGATGGCGTTGCTAGTTCACAAATTCTATGTATTGGTCGTTCTCAAGACGTATCGCGCAACCCTTTTGTACTAGGTGACGCAGTAGCTCCTATGGTTGTTCCATTGGCTACTAATGCAGATTTACAACAAGGTGCTGGATTTTACGCCCGTAATTTTACAGACGTAAATAAATATACTCCATCATCTAAAGCGTGTGCATTAATCACTGTTATTAACATGGGCTTATAATAGCTTTTAACCAGACAAGGAACACTAATGGATAAGATTACCGTTAGCGTTCCTCGCTCTAGTGGCGAGGACGCAGTACAATATTTTGATAAAGACGACAAAGGCGAATATAAACCCTTAAAATTAAGACTAACAAACAAGGTACATCGTGATATTGGTTTGCCCGAAGTTGGTTTGACGCTGGGAAGCTGCCTAGATGATGCAAACTGTTCTAAAGATATTACATTAAAGCATCCAGACGAGCTAATTAGCTTAATGTCAAGTATCAGCCAGATTGCAAAAGTTAATGGTTATGATGATTTAGTCGATATTGAGTTTGAAGCTAAACAGGCTAAAAAGCCAGTAACAAGAAAGCCTAAAGCGTAAGGAGCTTAGATTATGTCAGTAGCATTTACAAGACAACTTGGCAGTCAGCCAGGTGTACAGTTAAACCCTTTAGCCGATAACTCCAATATTCAATACACTGGGACAACCGATCAGTATTTTGGAATTGCTATGCGACTTAATCAAGGGCGTATTGATAAGCCGTTTTTAGTTTCGCGTGGCAATATAAACAAAAAACTAGGGGCTGGCGAAACAATGCGCTCATCATTATTAAATGAAGCGTATGTTCACGCAGTTGAAGCATTAAATAATGGCGCGGCTGGTGCAGTAGTTCAGCGATTATCAGTAGCAAGCGCAGCGATTAGTTACGCGGTTGCGCGTGTAGGTACAGGAGCGGTTTTAACTCCTGTACTAACTGCTGGTATTATTACAGGTATTACCGTGACCAGTGGCGGCACAAACTATCCTAATGGAACGCTACCCGTTATTATTTCAGGTGATGGAACGGGCGCGTTAGCCACTGCGACCGTGGCGGCTGGTATTATCACATCAATTACAGTAGATAATGGCGGTACTGGATATGTCACGGCAACCGCTATCGTGCATGATGAGATTGATTTTACAGTTGAAACAGTAGCACCGACCACACCTTATATGTTCTCGCTATATCATTTAGCTTGTCATAATAATGGCATTAAAATTTCAGTTCATGCGAATGAAAAACGCGCGAATGGTATTCAAGTTGCTAATGATGTTTTAACAATCACATTAACCGACCATTTAGACGTTGTTTTAAATACTTTTACAGGGTCACTTGATCCAACCGCTAAGGATGATTATGGAAACTCGTATTACTTACCAGATATTATCGCAGGAATTACGGATGATGTAACTTTAACCACTGGAACAATGAATACAGTTAGCGTTAATTCCAATGCTTATGCGTATAATGTCAATGGATCATCTAATGTTATTACTTCAAGTGTTTTAAACTGCTTTACTGAGGGCGGAACAGGTTATACAACCGCAGACTATGTAAGCGCAATGAACAAGTTGGAAACAACAACATTAAATTACTCTTATTTAAGTTCAGGCGGCAGTAAATCTTCTGCTTTAATTTTGCAATTAGCAGATTTAGCTTATCGAACTAACCGACAATTCCGATTTGATATTGATGGCAGTTTAAATGTTGATGCAGCAATTACTTTTGTTGAGCAGTTAAATTTAGGGGCTAAAACAAGCCCAGAATTATTTCATGCGTATTGGTCGCCATTAAGAAGTAATGACCCAACTGGTATTAACGGGAATAGATATATTGGCGTTGCTACCTTAAATATAGCGTATTCATGTGGTCGTAATGCGTTGGTTAATTCTAAAGGGTTCGCGCCTAAGAATTACCCTATTGCCGGGAAGAATTACCCCGTCGCACGTAGTGGAATAACTCAAACTTATAACCCTACTGATAGCGAACTAAGTCGATTAGATGATGCTAAAATTAACCCTGTTATTTTCTCTGAATTTAGCACAGGTGGCGCGTATGTATTTACCAATTCATTAACAAGCGCACCTGTTAATAACAGTCTTAAAAAATTAATCAGTGTTGCAGAAATGCACACGCATATCGACAAGGAAATTACTGTTTTTGCTAAAGATGCCTTGCAGTTACCTATTGAGATTGCAATTAAGAAAACCTCCGATTTTATATATAATCTGTTAGAGGGAGCAACTGGGGCAAAATGGCTTGTTCCATCTCAAGACCCTAGCATGGCTGGACTGCCATATCGTTTTGAAGTCGTAGCGAATGCGGCTAGACCGTATGATACTATTGATATTAACGGGTGGGTACATTATGACGGTACAGCATTACAATATTACATTACACAAACTTTAAGTAAGTAGGTTAAATTATGAATGATGACGATTTAATTATGGGCTTATTAAGCGGTAAACCAACGCTTGATAGTGCAAACATGAATAAAATGGATGATGACGCTATGGATGAAGCGGCATTGCGTGAAGTTAAATTGAAAGCTATGTCCGCGTTTGAAACATGGGAAGAAACGGAAGAAGAAGATCTTTCAGGTGGCGAGGGTTATGCAGATAGATTGCAAGCGTTGTTACTTGGTATCTGGTCGCCAGATAAAGACGATGACGTAGACGATGACGAGCAATACATGGTTGACGTTGCTTGTGATTTTGTCGAGGGGTGGATGGAGGATCGAGGCGTTAGTGAAGAGGATGCCAAGGCAATTTTAGATGACTGGGATAATGAAGCCGCAGAACGTGTTATTGATTATCTACAGGCAAAAGATAAAGGAACTTTTGATGATATTTATGGCGGTGCTTATAGCTCAATGCCTACTTTAGATGCAACTTATAAGAAGAAAGTAGTGTTTAAAAACGGTCAAAAAGTCATCAAGCGTAAGCGTGTATCAGGTCATTTTAAGATGACACCTGCTCAAAAAATGGCAATTAAAAAAGCACAGCGCAAAAGCCATAATGCAACCGCGAACCGTAAAAGAATGAAGTCTAAAACGGCACGTAAAAGAGCTGGTAAATAATGGCTTTATCATCAATATGGGACGGATTAAATCCTAATTTAATTGCTTCATTTTATGAAGTGAATAGAGATGGAACAAAAGCAACCAATAGCGATATATTGGTTCAATCCCCCCTTGTTGATGGTAGTTTAGATTTACGTTTAAACTGGAATAGTCCCTTTGAGGGTGCAGGTGCGGAGGGGCTTATTCCAACCTTGTCAGCAATGGTTCAATCAGGGCAAGCACAGCCGATAATTGACCTATTAGGTAAATATGATATTACCAACAAAGAAGCAACAAAGGCATTAACAGAGCAATCTAAAAATGCTATCGGAAAAACAGGGATTACTAAGTTAAATTCAACACAGGTATTTTCTGGGATGCCCCCTATTAAATTTAGTACAACGCTATTATTTAGGGCGTGGGGTGATGCAAAAAAAGAAGTTGAAGAGCCTGTAAATCAGTTTATACAATGGGCTTTACCTAAGCGGTTAGCGGCTCAAAGTACGATTGTTGCAAGGGCTGTAGATAGCTTTGTTTCTGATATTAATTCTAAGAACTTTAATGCAAACAAATCTACATCTAACCTATTAAATTCACTCTTTCCCTCGGACTCGCCTACACTTATTGCTATGAAGTACAAAGGAAAGACTTACTCCCCGTTAGTGATTGAGTCCGTTAATTATCCATTAACTACTCCTATTGATAGCAATGGAAACATGACAAACGTATCAGTATCGGTATCTTTATCAACTTTAACCGCTATGTCAGCGACAGACTGGCAGAATATATCAAAATAATATGCCTTACTTTCCTGAACTAAGAACAAGTAGACGCACTATACAGCTAAAAGAGCTAACGATAGGAGCAGCAATAAGACTTGCTCAATCTCCATCAAATTTACAAGAAAAAAATACGACTGATTTTATTAATGAAGTTGTTAATGAAGCAGATAGCACATTATGGACAGTACAAGAACGCACTTTATCTATTGCTCATTATCTAGCCAGTGTATTAGATGACGCGCCAGATTTTTCTATAGGAAATGGTCATTATTCTGATTATTTCGATGGGTCAATAGATGAAACAAAACAAGAAGTAGAGTTAGGCACTATTTCAGAGGATAACTGGAAAATCACGCATTTACGCGGTTATATGGTTGAGTCGATAGAACGCATACAAGGTGAAATAAATGGGGTTTCTGGTCGGTATCACTGGTTGCTTGGCGTATTATCAACTCAATTAATAAAAGGTGATGATATTGATATTCCCGATCACAAAGAGAAAGATGCTTATGACAAGTGGCTAATTACGCGGATGAGTATCTTTAATTCATACCCAGAAAGCAATTTTGAAGAACTTATTAATGCGTTTTATAACAAACGGACTGAATTAGACCATTTTTTTAAAATAGATTTTGACGAAACAGGCATTATCAACTTACCGATTAAGGAGGAGGATAACAGTTTGTTTCCTGCCCGATTTCCAGTTAATACCTGTTTGTCCAGTTTCGCGGTTGGAATGGCTCAATAATATGACTGATTTATATTATAATGTATCTCATTATTCCAACACCTCATTAATTGATGCGTTAAAATTGCCTATTAGTATTGCTAATGGTTTTTTGGAGTCGTCGACTTTTGATATGATGACAAAAAAAGAAGAGAATAAATATAAATTATTTATCGCAATTATAGAGCGTCTAAACAGTGTGATAAGTGGTTTATTTTCAATAGCTAAAAGATAGGATTAAGAGCATGACAATTAGTAGCGCAACATATTTAAAAACATTTCATGATGAAACTAGAGCTTTAGGGCGTAAAGCTATTTCAAGTGATTTTACTTTTGAAATTGAAGGTTTTGAAACATCGTATTTAATGTGCAAGCAAGCACCTTGGGTAGAATTATCCAGTGGTGGTTCAATCGAAGTTCCCGGTTTGTTAGGCACGGTTTCATTTGAACCTGAACAAGTTAAAACAAACTTTGAAAGCCCTGTATCTTTTCAAGAAACGGTAACAGGCTCAGTATCTAAAATGTTATATGACCTATTAGCGTCTGGTGGTGTATTTAATGCCAAAGTTTACGAGGGAACACCTAATAATTATAAGCGATATAAACGCTTACATGATTGTTTTTTTGTTATGGAAGCGGCAGACCGTGACGCAGAAAGCCGTTCACAAGTTCTAGTTATTTCTGGTACTCTCTCATATCATTATTTTGGTGAGGATGTTTACGCTTAATTATGCTTATTCAAGATTTGGTATCAAGGTATTCAAATAATGAGCGACCTATTGGTAATGTAATTGACTCATTAACAATGGAGGCGCAATGTATCGCGGCTGTTTCTTTTTTTGCTGGATATGCTGTACTTGATACTAACGCGCTTCTTTTGCCTACCGATCCAGTCCCTGATATAACATTATTAACGGATATAACCATTTCAGAATGGGCGATTATTAGACCGCTATTTATCCTTTATGTAGAGCGTGAAAACGCATTACACCTCGAAGCTTCACGCGGAATGGGTGTTGATGTATTCGGACGTACTACAAGTGAAATATCAAGCGATATTCAGCAATTAGAAGAGAAAATCCCTTTTTTAGCATTTAGTCAGCCAGTTGTTACGGTCTAATGTTTGTAACCCTTACTGATAATTCAATTATTCAGGGCGATTTATTAAAATCAGTCGTGCTTAGGTATGATTTATCCCCTATCCCTGCAACGGTAGAACTTGAGATAAGAACAGATAATCACCTACAAAAAGCATTGGTTGAAGGTGAGAGTATTTATGTTAATGGCGATAGGTTTTATATCGTTAAAACAGTAGGGATTAATCAGAAAGGTGTGCAAGGGGATAACGCGATAACAGGGGTAAAAATAACCGCGTTATTGTATGATTGCTATCAAGTAAGCTTTATTAGAAAGACAGCCGTTATAAAATACGATACCACGCTTAACAGTGTTTATCGTGCGTGTGGTGCAAACGTGGCTAATGTGCAGAATGACTGCCATATTAAACGGTTTTCTTGTTTAATCGGGGACGTTCCTACTTTTGCTATTACCCGTGCTTTACAAGAAAACGGGGGCGTTATTCAACTAAAGAAGAATAAAATCGAGTTTGTGAGGATAGATGATTTATTCACACAAAAGCCAGTTTTAAATATCCCAAATATTGCCAGTGAGGAATTAAACAGTAATTTCTTAACTAAGCATGAAGTGCCGCTGTATATCTCAGTTGATGGCAATAATACGGTAATTTCTGGCAATAATCTTGGTGCAGTTAAATTATCTCAGTTTAAAGATGTTCAGACGCTTAATAAAATGGCTAAGGCATTAATCCAAGTATCACCCGTAAAGATTAGCTTAAATCCAACTTTACAGGCTGGTAACTTGGTTATTTTAGGGAATAAAGAATTGGTTATTCTCACAGTGGCTCATGTCTTTGAGCCGCAGTCACAATATAGCCGCTTATGGTTGGCTAAGAAAGGCTAATTTTTTGTTTAATTAATTCCAATAATTCTGAAAAATTATCAACAAAGCCGCAGACTCGGCAAGATGCAACCAAGTTCCGCCACCATTGTCAGAAGAACTTTTTTTGACTATAACTTATTGTTGAATCAGACTTAAGATAATCTTCTGGACGCTTATTGAATTTTTTGGCAATAGCTGTAGCATTAAGAAGCGCATCAGACTGAAAAAATACAGGGGTATCTTGAAATGAATGTTGGATTATTGAAGTGATCATGATAGTAACCTTTTTCTAAAAAAACGTTATTGGTTTATGCGCTTTAGAAGCGGGGAACAAGTACCCCAGCGCATAACCAATAACGGCTAAATCCTGTTTTTAAGTGTGGCAGGCTTCTAAAACTGTTTTATCCACGTTTTAAATAATACGCCTACTGTTTTTTTTGTGTCAACTTTAGGCTGTTAGCAAAAATAATTAAATCTTCTTTAACTGAGCTATAAATATCCTTATAGTTACGCCCTAAATCCATATATTTTTTTATGTTATTTGCTGCAAGCCTTTCTGCAAGCATTAACTCACTCAGCTCATAAATACCCATTTCATCTCTGATTTTAGGGTCTTTTTGAGCCATCAATCCAAGTGCTTTATATGATGCGTTAGTAATATGCTTATAATAAAACTTAGCAGATTTACTGCCTTGTTTTGTAGCGTATTCTACAAAGTCTTTTATTGCGTCCGTCTCTTCTTTTCTTGCAGTTTTTCCAATAAGCCGTGTAGAGTTCCATTCAATGTCGCTTGCATTGGTTTCTACTTTTAACAATCGCCTTTCCATCTCATAAAAAGCTGCATTAAACTTAACTTGCCATTCAAAAGCTTTCTTGCTTTTTAATCGCATAGACACTAATGAGAAAAATTCACGACTCATTATATAGACATCATAATCAGTTCCTCGATAGTGCCGTTTTTCTTTATAGTATTTAGGAGGGACGGCATCCCCTGTTAAATTATCAAGCTTATCAATAACTTTTTTAGCTGTATTCATAAAGTCTTTATGCTGCATTTCAAACTTCTTAGCGACAATATGACTATCAACCCAAACTTCATTATTTTTTACCTCTACTAACTTATTCATTTTTTTACCTCTTTATTTAATGAGTGGTAATCATATCATTAAATAAACGCATACTTCAAACTATCATCAAAAATAACTCGTCAACTATTGCCCCAACCATAAACCACCTGTAATATAATGATTTTAATTAAAAAACATTATCATTATGCAAGGTAGATACCCAGCAATAATTACATCCTATGACCAAGTTACGCGGCTATGTAAGGTAAAATTACCGTTTTTAACAGACGGCAGTAGTGATGATTTAACCGCTGAAATAGAGTATTCAATCGGTGACGGTCTTAATACCGAAATACACATAAAGCCAAACGATGCAGTTTGGGTATCATTTATTGGCGGTGACGCAAGCTATCCAATTATTACAGGCTATCGAAACCCACATACACACAACCAGATTGATTGGCGTAGGTGGTATCACGAAAATATTGAGTTAAAGGCAAACAACACGCTTATACTTGATGCTAAAGAAACGATTACTGAAACGACTAAAATAAGCAGTTTAACCGCTCAAAAGCGTATAATTAAAGCAGATGTAGAAATAACGGGTAATGTTATAATAACAGGCAACTTATCCACCATTGGAACACTTACCAATAACGGAACAAATACAGGCAGCACGCATATACATCCTCAAGGCTCAGACTCTCACGGGGACTCCCAACAAAATACAGGTACACCGCAATGAACAAAAATCTATTATTTTCTTACAGTGATATGTCAAACAAAGACAAAGCCACTAAAGCCGTTACGCGGTATTTTACTCGTGCAGGGGTTAAGGTTGTATCGAGTGAAGTATCAAACAAGGAAAAAACAACGTCAGGCGTAAAATACAAAGAAATGACTTTAGCTTTTAGTGACTCGCAAACTGTTACACTAAAAATTAAATCAAGTGGCGATATTTTTAATGTATTAATTAATAAAAAATTAGTCCCCATTAAAAACCAAGATAACCACATTAAAGCGATTGCAGAAATTACAAAGATTTTAAACAGTGGGCGTGATAAATTCACATCAAAGCAAGCTAAATTAAAAGTTGCTATCCCTGCAAGTGCAAGAACAGCAAGAAAAAATATTTATAAAGTATTGGTTGAACAACGCGATACACTGAAAGAATTGGTCGCAGAAAAAAGAACTGAATTAGAAACACTAAAAGGCGCAGGAGCTTAATAATGAAACGTATTTACTGGAACAAGAATAACGACCCAATTAAACACGACATTGCATCGGTTTTATACAGCATTAAGAGCCATGATGGAAAAGACGGGTTAATAATGGACTCAATTACTGTCAATGAAATTATGGCGGATAGTGATGGTCTTATTGCATTTGACTCTTTAATTGTGCCTTACGCACGATTAGAAAAGCGAATGAAAGTAATTGCTCGTGTTATGGATAGATCCAGTAAAGAATTAGATGTAAACGAAGTAAACCTAACCGCGCCTTTCAAGCGTAACGGCACAACTCAAGTTGCGGCTGTATTTGATTTATCAGACGGTCAGACTATTACCATTTTCTTTCATAACCCAGATGTAAACCCTAAGAAACTACAAGCAGGTGATGATTTAGTAAGTTGGAAATGGTTACTTAATAAGAAAGACATTACTATCGTTGTTGCCCCTGAAAAAGGAAAGGATTTAGATGTCCATTCAGTATCACAGCGCATTATGAAGCTTGCGGAAAAGAACAGCGCGGCTTTTGCTAAGGCGAACGCCAATAAAGCAGAAAAAGCAAAACAGGTAGATGATATTAAGGTTGAAATAGAAGACCTTAAAACAGAATTAACAGCACTTGATAAGGAGATTGAGCAAGCTAAGGCAGAAGCGGAAACAGCTAAAACAGCAGAAACAGCGGAAAACGAAGTAAAAGTATACGATAAGATTGACTCTATTACCTTGCTATCAAGTGAAAGTAATCTTGATGAAAATATCAAACTAAATAGTTTTAATGAATTGCAGAAATTAATGCTTACTCAGTACCCTACTGAAGCTGATCTTCCAAGTAATCATTATGATAAATACCGTTTAGATGTTGTAGTTAAGGATAGTAACGGGGATAAGAAAGGGCTGGCAGTTGGTGGTACTGGGCGCATAGATGTTGGTGCCAGTGCAGGAGATTTTAACCCATTTATTAAAAACCTATCGGCATATATTTCTAATTTTTATCAAGGAGAAAAAGAACAGGATGGAGAGCGTTATATTGTAAATATTCCTATTGAGCCAGACTTTAATAAAAATGAAGATCCACTTATTGAAGATGAAGTACAGCCAGAGGGAATAGAAAGCACAGTAAAGACAGCTAAGGGAACAAAGGTTAAAACTGGATTTTCTGTTATTGAAGCGGATAATTTAATTGCTTCACATGACGCGCAAGGTAATGTAAACCCAGATTATCCGCAGGAATTACAGCCACGAGATAGAAGTCGAGAAACATCTCAAGCATGGGTAATAAAAACATCTAAAAACTTAGACCCAGACAGTTTAGGCAAAACTACACGCGCGGATAGTGGCGCGCCTATTATTGGTACTGATAGAGTAGTTGAGTCTGGTAACGGGCGCACTATTGCCATTAAAGAAGCGTATCGCACAGGTAATGCAACCGAATATAAAGACTGGCTGATTGAAGAAGCGAGTTATTTTGGTTTAAATGCGGATAAAATAAAGGCAATGAAAAAGCCTGTTTTAGTCCGTATTAGAACGGATGAAGTAGACCGCTTTAAGTTTGCAGTTGAAGCTAATCAAGATGATAAGTTAGCCATGACAGCAACAGAGAAAGCCGCATCAGACGCAAACAGACTAGATGTCGATATGCTATCTAATTTATCAGAAAATGGCGATTTATTATCAAGCAGTAACAGCCAATTTGTAAGTAAGTTCTTACAGTCGTTAGGTGACACGGAAGCAGCTCAATATATGACTTCAAGCGGCAAGCCTACTTCTTCATTAATCGCCCGTATGCAAGCGGCTATATTCGCTAAGGCTTACAATGACGATAGACTATTAGAATTAACCGCTGATAGCGCAAAGCCTGAAATTGCCAATATTCTAAACGCATTAAATACCGCTGCTCCTGATTTCGTTTTAGCGGCAGAATATAACAAGGATGAACACGAGAAAGCCACACGCGATTTAACAACAAGCATAAAAACATCATTAAGCAAGCAGTCAACGAATGCAATTATTGAAGCAATTAATGTTTTAAACGATGCTAACAACCACAAAATGACCGTTGAAGAATTTATTAATCAAAATGATTTGTTTGGTGGTGTTAGTCCTGATGTAGCGGCAATGGCATTATTTATTAAAAACAATAACCGCAGTGCCAAAAGAATGGGCGTAGCGTTTAAGGAAATGGCTGATTTTATCAAGCGAGAGGGTGAACATAGTCAATCGGATGATTTGTTTGGTGATAATAACCCTGCTGAATTTAAAGATATTATTACAGCCGTTAATCGTAAATTAGAAAAAGAATATGGAGAGGGTGAATTTTTAATTAAGAATGATGATTTATTTGATTTAAAAAGAGAGCCAGAGCCAACGCCAGAAAATGCACCTATCGACCCAGACGCAACTAAATATAATGACAAAGAATTAAAGCCGCCTCGTAACAAATATGCAGAAAGTTTACTTAAAAAATTAAAAAAAGCTCAAGATGATTTTGAATTAGTCAATAATGATGGAAGAGGACGTAATATTGCATTTACTGGAACAAGTAAAAAATCATCAAAAAATTATCTTAATTCATGGCGTGAAAAATTAGGAAAAGCTGCTGAAAAATCATCTAATCTTGGTGCTATCTATAAATTTGTTAATGGAAAAGTTATTAATCGTGACAATATAACAGAATTAGCAAGAACTATTGACCCTACAGATAATAACGGGTGGGTAAATGATATAAATCAGGTATATAGAAACGGATATTTAAGCGATGACCTAGATATTGTTATGAGAAAAATTGTATATTCTGTAAGCAAAAACTCTTCAAAAGCAGATTTTGTATACACGAGTCCACGAGGTGATTATACAAAGATAAGCAATGATAAAAGTTTTTCTTATGAAGAGCAAGATACTGAACATAATGGATATTCAAAGCCAATAGATAAAACCGATCAATTTATCGACCCTATCGACCCAGTAGCCAAACAAAACGTAAGCAATGCAGGTCTAAGTAAAGCACTGGAAAAAACTGTATTAAAACACCTAACTGAAAACCCAGATAGCAAAACATTACCAAGTCCTAAAGCATTAAGAATTATTGGGGAAAACACTACTAAGGCGTTAGGAGCAGAGCTTGAAAGTAACGGGTTTACGCAAATATTAGACGCTGATAAAATAAAAGTATGGGCTAATAAGTCGGTAGAAATAGAGGTAAGAAAAAACACACCTCATAGTACAGGTTTTTCATTGAGAATTACTATTGAAGACTATTATAGGCATACATCCAAACCAATTTTAGACTCTACAGCAACCATAGAAGAGGCTAAGTCATGGAAAGGTGCTTTGCCGTTTGATTTAGAGGTTAAGCCGTTTGTTATGGATGTTATGAGTACGGTTGTTAATAATAAAATCATAAATAAAGACAAACAAATAACAATATCTGAATTTGATGATGCTATTCATGCTTTATGGCGGATTATTTCTAATAAAATTGAATCTGCAACAGATAACTATAATATAAGTTATCAAGATGGCGGTATTGTTTTGGTTTTTAGTTATAGACATGGCGATAAAACAGGGGAAGCATTAAAATTATCGTTCTCTGGTATTTTTAGAAAAGGTAAAAAATCATATTCTATATTAAACCTTACCTCTCATCCTAATGAATACGATAAAGTATATAACGGAAAGATAAAGAAACATAAAAAAGTGTTTTTTGATGAAACTCTCAATGGTTTTATTTCTTCTTATTCTGAAATTGAAAATAAAGTATTATCTTGGTTAGGTATTGATAAAATAAAGCAAGATGAACCTGAACCAGTGGAAACCACAGACTTTAAGCCTGAAATTGAAGTGTTATTAAAAGAGAATGACTCGGAAATTTTAGATAAAAAAGTGGATGATATTTTTGAGCGTGTAGAAAAAGCTGGTTTGATGAGCGAATATGAAGCTGATTTAGACAAAGTGCTTAATCATTTAGACGAGTTACTAAATGAGATAGGATAGGCAATAATAATAACCACACAAAGCCCTTTTAACGGGGCTTTGTTTTAAGTGGTGTATAATGCAAGCAAGTTACTTTTACGGAATACCTATGATTGATTTTAAAACAAGACGACTACATCAAAAAAACATAATTAAGCAGAATAAATTATTAAAAACTGATTTATCGCTTATGGAAAAACGAAAGGCGTTAAAGTCTAAGTTTGAGTCTTTTAAATTGCTTGGTCTAGTTGCCAAGAAAGACACTAGCGGAATTGGTCTTAAATCAAGCGGAAAAGTTACCCGTGAAACGATTAACGCAAAAACAAAAGAAATAACAGATCAAATTATCGCTGGAAAATCACCAGAAAGCCTTACTCAAGAAGAGCTTGATACCTTAAAGCAATATTCAGGCAAAGGCGGTTTAACTGATAATAGTCAATATGAATACTATACGCCTACACCCATTGCTGAGGGGGTATGGGATTTACTCAAAGAAAACGGATTTAAAAACGGTAATGTACTAGAGCCATCCGCAGGGGCAGGGGTGTTTTTATCAACTAAAACAGACGGGGTTAAGATGACAGGGGTTGAAGTCGACCCTATCGGTGCAACGGTTAATCAGGTTTTGCACAAAGATGATGATATTCTTAATCAATCGTTTGAAAAATTAGCCGTTGAAGCACCAGATAACCATTTTGACGCAGTCATTGGTAATGTACCTTTTGGAAAAGCCCGTGGCGCGTATGCTAATGATGACCCTGAACATAAAAATGAGAAACAAATTGAGCGATATTTTATTGATAGAATTATTGATAAAACACGAGAGGGCGGATTAATTACCCTTGTTGTTCCTATTGGGGTTATCGGTAATACTCAAGCAGTATGGAAGAAGTGGAGAGCTAAAATAAGTCGTAAAGCCGAATTTTTAGGTGGTCATAAATTGCCATCTAAAACATTTGGAAAACAAGGTACTGATACGGTAACGGATATTATCGTATTGCGTAAACACTCGCATAACCTACTTGATAAAATTGACGGCTTAGACAGCGATTTATTGAAAGAAAGTAATGTTTTATGGGATGAGTTTATACAAGGTAAATACTGGAAAGGGGAAGGGAAGCGATATATTAAAGGGGAATACATCCCTAAAGAAAAAGGCGATAGATTTAGCCATGAGCAAGTTATCCCTAAAAATGGTGAAACAAACGAAACCATTAAAAAGCAGTTGGCAGTTAAATTCAATTCACGCATTAACTGGGGGCTTGTTGATGCCGCAGAACCAGTTATTAATTATTATGCAACGGGCGATAGAAGAGCAATTAATGGGGTACTGCATGAATTTGACGGTGAACATTGGGACGCAGTTAATTATGAAGTAGAAGAAAATGTAATTAATCAGGACAAATACGGTGCAGAAAGTATTGAAGCACTGGAAAGTATTTTATCTAATCCTGAAAGTATGCTTAGTCTCAGTGCTAAGCAGGCATTGAGTATTTATGAAAATTATCCTAATTTATTAAGTAAGAAACAAAAAGATATTATCCAGTTTGCTAACTCTCAAAAAGAAACCGCTATTGAACAGGCATATAGAGGTAGCTTGGTTGGTGGGATTATTACTGATTATAGAAAAAATAAAGATACCAATGAAACAGACAGAGTTACCGCGCTAATAGAGAAAGAGTTGTCAATATACGGAAACCCTCGGCATAACAAGGGTATTGCTCTAAATGGTGCTGTATCTCGTGACTTAGGCGTGTTTATCGGGGTTGTTGATGACAAGGGAGAAATCAAGCAACGACTAACAGAGCAAGAAACGGATGCAACAGGTTTTAAAGATAATAATATTCTATCAATTATTGAGCACCAATTAAAAAAATCAAAAGACGATGTTATATCGCTAGATGATATTAAGGCATTGTATAAAGGTGAACGTGAAATAAGTAACTTTAGCGATATAGTTGATATTAAAAACTTAGCTATTACACCTAGCGGATTTATTACCACTACTGAAAAGTATTGTTCAGGTGATATTTATAAAAAGATGAGTGAATTATCGGCTGTAATGGCAGGTGAAAAAAATAATAATGTAAGGCAGAAATTACAACAACAAATTGATTTAATGTTATCTAAAGTAAAGAAAGAAAAAATAGAAAACATTAATTTTGGTTTGCGTGATAAATGGATAGATGCAAAATATAAAGAAGAGTTTTTAGAATTATCTGAGTATTCTGGTTTTTACTTTGATACTAATGTTACAGAGTGGAATTATAACGAAGCAGGTATTTTTAATCGTGACTCTTTTAAAACAAAACAACTAAACTATTATATGAACGGTCACTCTATTGGCTTTAATGTAAGGGAAAATAAAAACGAAACAAAAGAGGAGCGCATAGCAAAACTTAGGGTTTTTATTAATGAGCTAGAGGATAGTTTTAAGTCATTTATGCAATCTCATGTTGATAGTGATAGCTTAGAAAATACTTACAATATGACTTTTAACGGTTATGTTGAGCCAGATTATGACGATAGTGACTTAGATTTAAAAGAAACGTCTGGGGCGATACCCCCACATTGGTATCAAAATCAAGCCGTGCGTAAATTATCTATTGAGGGTAGCGGAATTTTAGGGCTGGATGTCGGACTTGGAAAGACAGCAACAACCCTTGCATATAGTGCTTATGATAGACAAATGGGACGTTCTAACAAGCATTGTATCGTAGTACCTAATTCTGTACTGGCTAATTGGTACAATGAAGCTAAGAATTTTTATGGGAATACAGACAATATCTTGTTTGTAGGGTTTAGTCCTAAACGTGATAAAAAGACCAATGAAATAATAAACGAGCCTATTCTTGATGAGAACGGAGAACACCAAGAAAACCCACATACAGGTAAAAAAGAGTACCAGGATATTCTAGTTAAAGACAGTAAGGCAGTTTGGATAAAGAAAATGCAAGAAATACCTTTTACTGATGCTCAAGTCGTGATTATGACTGAACAAAAGTATGAGGTTATCCCATTGAAAAGCGAGTTTATCAATAAATACGCGCAACAATGGGTTGATAAAAGCATGATTAGCAATGCTAATTTTGAGAAGATGAAAAAGGGATATGATGAAGCTGTTGAAAAAAACAAATTAGAGGGGCAATTTTCAGATACGGGCATAGAAAAAAATGAAGCTATTCCATTTTTTGAAGATATGAACTTTGATCGTGTTATTGTTGACGAGGGGCATCGCTTCAGGAATAGCTTTAAAATTCAAGACGGTGACACCGCTAAATTAGCTTACTTACCTAATCCAGCCATTGCGAAAAGAGCCACAAATATGGCTATGAAGTCCGCTTATTTAAGAGATAAGTACAATGGAAAGGGGACTATTTTATTAACTGCAACGCCTGTTTCAAATAGCCCTATTGAAATTTTCAATATGCTATCCCTTGTTGTTGATCAATCAGAATTTGAAAAGATTGGAATTTATACAGCGGATGACTTTGTGCGCCAATTTAGTGATATTGGAATGGTTGATAAAATCACTGTAAAAGGTGATATTGAAGTAAGAGAGGGGATTGTCGGGTTTAAAAATCTAAACGCATTGCGTAGTTTGTTCCATAAATACGCAAATATGAAAGATGCGAAAGATGTAGACCCTAACGGGGACAAAATGCGCTTACCTAACTCTATTGAGATGTTGGATAACGTAGATATGACCGCAGAACAAGCTGCCTTATATGATGATTTAAGGTCAGAAGCTAAATTGTCATCCAACCCTAATAATATAAAAGAGGGTAATGCTAGACCGTTATTCGCAGTTATTCGTGATATGGACAGGGTTACTGCGGATTTAGATATGTATCATGGTATAACCACCTTTATTTTCAAAAAAGATGATAAAGATAAAGTTAGGAAAATGGTAGATAGTTTGCCTAGTAGCATTACCGAGAAAGGGATAGATGAGTACGGTGAAAAATATAACTTTGAAGTAGCTAAAGAAAGCGAAATAATCGAGGAAAAAGAAGCGGTTATTTATAAGGCGATTAATGGCTTTGAAAAAGCAGTAATGAGCAGCCTTAAAAAGTTTGGGATTGATTATGTAAACCATATTTTATCACCTAAATACGCAAAGATGATCGTAAATATGCAAAAAGAGCTGGATAGCAACGGAAAGCAGATTGCATTTACCGAAGAAAAGTCACAGCACGTAAAAATTCAAAATATTATTAAAAATCATCTACCTGTCAATATCGAGCAAGTGGGCATTATTAATGCTGAAACGGCTGAGGGCGAGAAATTACAGCAAATAGCAGATAAATATAATCGTGGTGATTTTAGAATTATCGTTGCTAATAAAAAAGCAGAAGTAGGCGTAAATCTACAAAAAGGTACGTCCGCAATTCATCACTTAACGCTTCCGTGGAACCCTGCAAGTTTACAACAACGTAACGGACGAGGGGTAAGACAAGGGAATAAACGCGAAAATGTGAGTGTGTATTATTATCAAGCTAAAGGCTCTTTTGATGAGTTTAGATTAGACTTATTGAAAAACAAAGGTAACTGGATCGCTAATCTAATGGATAAAAATAGCGATAATGACAAAGCAGAAAACAGCGAGGCAATGGGAGCTATCGACCAAGCCGCTTTATTATCTGATAATAAAGAAGAGTTCTTAAAGAAAATTAACCAACAAAAAGCGGATAAAGCTAAAAAAGAAAAGGAAGAGAAGAAAAAACGCGCCATCATTAAGTTTAAATCTTTACAGAATTTAAGTAGGCAGTTAAAAAAGTATGAGCATGATAATGATAATAAAAAGATAGATGAAATTAAAAAGCGCATTGAAGCTACAAAGTTAAATTTAAAAGGAATTGCACGGAGTGATGACGCGTCTCTTACTGTTGATATGATAGATAATGTTGAAAACATTTATTTTAATAAAAAGAATACGCCTATTTATGTTGGTGGTTTTTATAAAGATGGAAACCGTGTATTTGTTATAAATAAAGGTAATTTAAGGGATGGATATTATGTGTTTTATCTTGGCTCTTTTAGGTCTAGTGATAGTTACCTCGGAGGAACATCAGATAATATAAAAGATGCCATACAATTAGAAATAGAACCAAGTGATTTAGAAAAATATAAGATAATTTCTGGGGTAAGTGGCGTATTAAATTACACGGATATACCTAAAAAAATAGATAAAGACTTTTTCTTGGAGCATCTAAATATTTTAAGACTTGATGCTTATGATAATGTTATTTTTAAAAAAGAAGATAATTACTACATTGAGATGGCTGGAAGTTTAACACCAGACAAATCAAAAGGATTGGTATACCCTGATAAGAACGATAAAAAAGTTATTGAGTTCTTAAAAGATGAGTATATAAAAACGAGCAAAAGTAGTAGGGATGCACATATGAGTATTTTTATGCATTTTTTTGGCAATGATTATGCAAAAGTAATATTAGAGGGGCAAAAATTATCACGAAAAGAGGATGTTACCGCCAAAGTTACTGAGATTATTAACAATAAACTAAAAGAAGATAAAGCATCTATTGAGTTTATTGATGACCTTAAAAAAGCTAAAAACGCGCTTTTTTTAATAATTAATAGCCGTAATACTGTTCAACGCTTATTAAATGAATGGTGGAAGCAGGAAGAATTTGTTGATAACGTCGATGACTCATACTATCTTATTCATGCCATTATTGATTTAAAAAAAATAGAGGTTAAAGATTTAATTAGAAAATATGAAGATGAAGCGGCTAATAAAAAGAAAGAAGAAATAAAGCAAAGCCCTAACTATAAAGAGCTATCAAAAGATATAATTGAAGCCTATGCTGAACATAGTATTAAGATATTTTTTAACGATGAAGAGGTTAAAACAGAACCTAAAGGACGGTTTAAAAGCCAGACTTACGCGCCATTTGAACGTGTTTTTATGAAAGATAACGAGGGTTTTAGTGGTCTTTTGTATGGCGATAGACCAACAATTAAGGATTTTGGTGCTAAATTTTGCAGTGGGGTAGTTCAGGGAGATGATAAATACGGAGATAGCACTTGGCACTTCCCAGCCAATACTAAATTATCTGAAATGCTACAAGAAATAAGTTAAGGGGTTTAATGTGAAATATTACTATTTTAAAGAAGAAGATTTAAAGCCGCTCATTAAAGAGGGGGTAGCATTATCCCCTAATAAGCATCAATGGATGATAAGCGTATTAACGTCAATGCGTGACATGGTGACTAAAGACCCTATTAATTATCGCTCTTTCGGTATGTATTGGTGGTCTATTAAGTCTTTAATGATTAATCAAGGGCTACTTAGTAATCAATATACTGTTGATAACGATATTGTTAAAGAGGTATCGCTAGGTAGTGAATTGCTTGATGTTGCAGCCGCGTTATCGTTCCATCAGCAATCATTCGACAGTCAATCATCTAAAAATAACTCAAGTTCCGTTTTTAATAAAGACGGGGAAAGTATGGATTATATGTTATTAGATGATGATTTTGAGATGATGATTTTTATTAACAATAAGTAGGACAATATGGGTATTTTTAGCCAGCTTGGAACGTCAAAGAAAAAGTGGAATAAAAAAAACATTGAACCTGCAAATGGCATTACGCCTGAAATAGCCTTTGATTTTGGATCAAGCCCTACAACTATTGCTACCTTATTAGGGCAAGGAAAGAAACAAGCTAAGGCGAGGCAAGTTGTCTATCAAAAATGGTCACAAATGGAGTCGGACGCTATTTGCTCCAATGCTCTTTCGCTGCTTGTAACATCGGCACTGGGGGGGCATGAAACCACGGGCGATATTGTTTTTATTGAAAAAACATCATTAGCTGATAAAGATAAGAAGCTAGGTAATATAGTTGATGAAATTAATGCGGATTTATCTGAATTACTTAATAAAAATGCTTTTAGCCTTGCTTACACAGGGGCTGCTTTTGGTGATGCTTATGCGAGGATTTACGCTAATAAACAAGATGGAGTTATTGATTTATATACGGATGAATTAGTTCGACCGCCACTTATACAGCCTTATGAGCAAGGCAGTAAAACTATTGGGTTTGCGGTCTATACAGGAACAGATAATTTTGAGCGTTTAACTATTGAACAAATGGCACGTTTAAAAATGCCACGTACTCAATGGATACCTCAAATTGGAGTTGTTGAGAAATCAATACGCCTTGCAATTACTGAAGATGATTTATCAAAAATCCCTATCATGCCAGCAATGGCTGGAGGTTCTTTGCTATACCCTGCCGAAGATGCTTATGATAATCTATCATCGGCTCTTATGGGTATTGTAGGTCAACGGTGGATGGACTCTATAGACGAGCAAATGATAACATTAAATATGCAGGGGATGAGCTTAGACCAGCAAAAAGCGTTTTCTACATCTATTGCAACTATGCTTAAAAAGTCTAAAGACCTATCGGCTTTAGCGGTAAAAGATGGTGTACCAATTATGGAGCGAATACGCCATATTATCCCTATCAATAATGAAAAGCAATTAACTCAAGTTGCAGGTAATGCAGGGCAAACGGGGAGAAACGCAACTATTAGCATCGAGGATATTATGTTTCATGCTAAGTTGTTATCTGGTGCAATAGGTGTTGATTTATCTATGCTTGGCTTTTCTGAAATCCTAAGCGGTGGACTTGGGGAGGGTGGATTTTTTAGAACGTCTGCACAAGCGGCTGAAAGGGCGCGTGTGATTAGAAGTTCACTTGCAGAATGTATTAATCATATCATTGATATTCATACGTTAAACAAATATGGTTATGTGTTTACTAAAAAAGAAAGACCGTTTAGGATTAATTTTTATGGGTCAATTTCTGCTTTAGAAGCAGAAAAAGAAGAAACTAAGCAATCAACTATGAACTCAGGGTTATTGCTTGTCCAAGCTATGCAAGCAATGAAAGAAGCAGGAGCAGACAGTGATATGATGAAACAGTTTTTAAGTAAGCAAATGATGATTGATGAAGAAGAAGCCGAATTGTATTCTAAGATAGCAGAAAAAGAAGAAGAGCCGCAAGAGCAGGAAGAGCAAGAATAATGTCATTATTTAATAATATAGCCGTCACAAAGGCAAAGCAAGGACTATCGCAGCTTACAAACTTAATACCTGATAATGTATTGAAGTACGAAAAGATATTATTGGATTGGTATAATGGTAATAGCTTAACTACTGGGAATAATGACAAATTTCTAAACAAAAAAAACAAGCTATTTGGAGGAATAACGCCTAATGAGGCAATTAAAATCCATAAGGATATGCAAGGGTTAAATCTTGCTAAGAAGAATTTGTTTTTAATAAATGTAACCAGTAACTTATTGGGCGAAGCTGAGGGGTTTAATATGTTTATTACAAGCCTTGATTATTCGCCTTTGACTATGACAGGGGATAAAATACAAATTGGGTCTGCAAGTGTTGATACGGTTAAATCTGGTGAGCCAGTAGAAATGAAAATGACTACTATGGATGACGAAGATGGAACAGTAAAAAAGTGGTTTACAGCACAAAGCGCGGCAACTACTCATCAAGATGGAACAGTTGGCGTTCCATTTGAGTATGCAATTAAAATAGATGTATTACACGCATTTATTAAGGACAATAATAAGGGTTATCGTGATACAGGTATTTATAGACCTGCAAATATGGATGTAAGCCTCTCTAGGCAAGATAAGGGGTTATCTGAGCTTACATTAACTTTTAATCAATTAGACACCTTTATGAAGCCTTAAAATGAATACATTACAGCACGATAAAGATGGTTTTTTGATTGGTCAGGTAATTAATGAGATTAAGCGGTCGGACGAAGAGTTAATTAAGATTAGCTCAGATATAAAGACGATCAAGAATTTTCTTATCAAAAAACAGAGAACAGCGTTTAAATCAGTTAGTAAACCAGCATCAAGAAATTCAAAGAATAAAAGCAATCCAACCAATAAATCGGTAAGCTCAAAAACAAAAAACATATCTACAAGCCGCAATAATACCATATCAACTGAAAAAACAGATAAAAGCATTGCTAAATCAGTCGAAAAAATAAATAAGGCAGTGAGTAAGAAAACGACTGTATATCCTAGAAGCAAAACAAATAACGAAGCCATAGGAAACACTGGTAGAGATGCGCTAGGGCGTTTTGTAAGCGGTGGTAGTAAATCTTCTAAAAAATCAGATAGTGCAATAATTGGTAAAAATATCGCTTCAAATATTAACAACACATTACAAGCTACAAGTTCAGGGCTTGAAAATGTAGACCCGTCTGTAAAGGCATTTAAAGAAATAAGCGAGCCTTTAAAGCGTGGTTTCGGGTTGTTATTTAATAAAGATAAAGGCGGCACACCTATCTTAAAGAAGATTTTTAGAACGCTATCTTTATCAAGAAAAGAAAATTCATTATTTAATAAAGCGACTAAAAAATCACTAGAAGAAATCGAGGACAACACCGACAGAATAACATCAAGTAGGAAAGGTGTTTTAGGCTCAATATTAGGCTCTATAATGTCTCTGTTTTTAAAAGGGAAGAAAGGGCTATTAACGGCACTTGCCGCTGGAGCGGCTGGGATAGGTGGTGCGGTTGCTAGTCGAGGTGGTTCAAGTAGAACTAGACCTAGACCAAGCGTAAGAGGTACGCAAAATAGAGCAAGAAGAAGTCCTCAACCTAATATTCGAGCTAATTTACTTTCTAAAGCAAAGAATATAGCAGTTTCAGGTATTAATTTACTATTTGGAACTAAAGTTAAAGCGTTAATGACATCCGCTATCGGCACAGTCGCTTATGCCTATTCTAAACTAAAAACCGATAAAGACGGAACAACAAGCAAAAAGGTAGATAAAGTACAAAATAGTATTATGAATTCTGTTTTTTCTGCTTTAGGCTCTTTTGCTGGAACAGTGGATAAAGCGGCTAATCTATTTAAAGGCGGTGAAAACTCAGGGATTAAAGATAACAGATTAGGAGCGGTAAGCCGCAGTTATGAGTCTGGGAACTTAGGGGCGAGTGCTATATCGAGCGGTAAAGGCGATAAAGGCGGAAAGTCTTATGGGGCATATCAGCTTTCTTCTAAATCGGGAACTCTCGACAACTTTTTATCTGGAAGTAAGTTTAAACAAGCATTTGCAGGGTTAAAGGTTGGAAGTAAAGGTTTTGATAAAAAATGGCGTGAACTATCAAAAAACAAGGAATTTAATGACGAGCAATACCAGTTTATTAAAAAAACTCATTATGATAAACAATTAAATAAATTAAAGAATGACGGGATAGATTTATCTGGAAGAAGTAGAGCAGTTCAAGAGGCAGTATGGAGTACAGCGGTTCAGTTTGGCGGAAATACAAAGCTAATTAACAACGCACTAGAAGACAAGGATGTAAAAAAACTAAGTGATAGTGATATTATCAAAGCTATTCAAGACCATAAGATAAAAAACAATAGCACCTTATTTAAAAGTTCACCCAGCTTACAAAAAGCTACAAAAAACAGAGCTATAATGGAAAAACAAGCTCTTTTAGGCATAAATAGCCGTAGCAATAAGGCAATGAATACAGCTGTTGCAAGTGTTAAACCACCGCCAACTATGCCAAGTTATAAACCGCCTAGTATCCCTAAAAACCAAGAGAATAATTCGCAACAATTAAATAAAAAAGAAGATAAAACGCCTATAATAGTCAGCGTGGATAAAGGTGACGTAAATCAAGATTTAAGCGATAGAAAAATAGCGCATATTGCAACTGGTGGATATTCATGAATAATATAAACAAGATAAGTATAAATGAAATTCATAATATGGTATCGCATTGGCTAACTACTCCTACAAACGGATATTTAGGTAGTGAATACGGTCAAAATGCCAATGACTTATTACAAAATCCTCTAAGTTTTTCAGCCGATGACTTTATTATAAAATTAAAAAATGATTTACCTATTTTAGATTCTTTACCACAGAATAGTGTTAATATTTATAAAGTAGACAACGGCATTGATAAAGCAACTATTTACTTGAACGTATCAGGTAAGGACTTTACATTGAAAGGGGATTATTTTGCTAACTAAACAAGATTTTAAAAACGAAATTGATAATAGCATAACAAATTATCCAGCGATTGAAGCGAGATATAAGATAAGTGACCCTGTTATTATGCAGGGGCTGGACGCTATAGCAACAATGCTTTCCATGCTTTCTATGCAGTTAGAGCTTTCTACAGGTGAAGTTTTTAATAAAACAAAAAAATCTACAGTTTTGGCGGATGCTGCATTGCGTGGAATAGTTAATCATAGTACGCCTTTACGGGTTAGTTTGTTAGTTAATAACACTGGAGCAAATGATGTTAATATCCAGCTTGGACGTGTTTTAATTGACGATAACGGATATAACTATAAGGTTGTTACTGCTGCTACCGTGTTGGCAAGTAAAACTGCTTATATTGAAGCAATACAAGTTTTTGAAGATGTTATAACGCACACAGTAACTAATGCCACGCCTTTCTACTCTATAAATGTTCCCGTTAAAAAAGAAGTTGGCAGCATATCTGGTATTGTTTTATCTGATACACAGTATATTTATACTTATTCCGATAGCTATATGAATGTTTTTAGCGGTGATCATGTTTTTAATATTGAAACAGACGATAAGGAAAATATTTACATTCGCTTAGGTAGTGATGGAGTTATTGGTGTGCAGCCTGTTAATGGCGAATTGTTTAAAATTACAGTCAGTTATAGCTTTGGCAATATTTCACTAAAAAACAATTCTGTTTTTAGTTTTGAATATATTAATAACATCAATGAACCATTGCTTAAAATATCACTTGATAAAGTAGTTAGTAATGGTGTTAATCCATTATCTATTAATGAAATTAAAGACCTGATTAAATATCCATCAATCTATAGTTCTAACGCTGTATTGCTAGGTGATTTTGAGTTTTTAATCAGAAAGAATATTTTTAATATTGTATTTTTATCAATATGGAATGAAGCACAGGAAGAGAAAGTAAGGGGGGCGGATGTTAAAAATATTAATACGCTATTTGTTGCTTGTTTTTCTAGCAATGAACAGGTATTAATTGAAGATAAGCCTTACACCGTAACACCGCCTACCGTGATAGATAATGCGAATTTATCAACTTTTCAAGATAATATATTGAGTGTTATTAATAAAGCAGATAGCAGTTATAAGGTTGTATTTTATACCCCAGTTCAATCTTTAATTTATATTGATATAAAGGCGACTGTTTCAGCATCTTATTCGATAACTGATATTAACAATAAAATATCATCAATTATTTTAGATAATTACGGACTTAATTCTGTAAACTATCGTAAAAAATCATCTATACCGCTTAATAAAGATATTTTTAACCTGCTAAAGCAAGGAATAACTGAATTAAATGAGGGTATAGCAGATATTTCTATATCAATAAAAGATACTTTACTCGTAAATAGACCTGAATTATGGATTTATGTATCATCAAGTAGTTTATCTGTAAGCGTTGTATCATCAAGCGTCAATGTTTCATCGTGGGGGCAAGCGTAATGCCATTCCCAACCGATAAGTCGGTAAAGCTAAATCCTTTATCTAATAGTTATGAAAACAATGAGATAGAGAAAGAATTTAAGCAGATTTTTATAGCTCTTTTCTCAAAGATAGAAGGCAATTATTTTGACGCGTCGGTTATGGCTAACCCTCAATTAGGGTCTCTATTTTTAGCAAAAAAGATGCTTGCTTATAATGGATTATCAGTATTAAATAGTTCAGCAACCGAGGATGAATTAAAGTACATTTTAAAAATGTGGCTTGGTCGTAATAGCGCAAAGCGTGGTTTAGAGTTAGTTAGGTCATATTTACAGGTCTTATATCCAAATAGCGTTGAAATAAACCAGCTTATGCAGGATATTAATTCGCCTTATACTCAAAACACATTTTATGCAACAGATTTAAACAAGAATGATATAGATAAGTACCTAACAAGTCGCGTTGAATTTAATTTAGATAATGCAAATACTGAAAATATACAATCCTATTTAGCACGTGTTTTTACTGATATCCTCCCTGCTAGAATTGTTCCTGTTTTTAAGACTTTTGGTAATTTTGATGTTATCGCGGGAACGATTGAAACCCTTGCGCCAAATATTGAAAGAAAGATACGCGACATTAACGCATTAGTAATAAATGAACTAAATCCTTTTATGTTGTTTTATGAGCATGATACGCTACCTGCTTATTCGTTGATTAATGGCTTGATTATTTATAACAACGTGGTTCTGGACGCTATAGACACAGGGCGATTGATTTTAGATGGTAGCTGGACGATTAAAAATATAGGGCAATTACCTGATTTTACATTAACTGTTTCAAATTAAAAAAATTATGCCAAACGCTCAAATGATGAACTCTTATAGGGTAAAATTATCACGCCACTATGCCGATGGATTTACCCTAAAGCCTATAAAATATTTTGCTTTTGGTGATGGAGGGCATGATGCTAATAATCAAGCAACTTTGCCAGATAAAACAGCTATTGCATTAAATAACGAACTTCTACGAAAACAAGTAGTAAGTCATGTTTTTGAAGATGCTTTTTCATGTACTTTTTCAGGCGTAATTGATGTTACTGAAATAGTGGGTGGTGTTATTTCTGAAATAGGTTTGCTGGACGAGTTGGGAGAGTTGGTAGCTGTGAAGCATATTCAACCCAAGACTAAAACTAACCAACGCCTAACATTTACTATAAAATTGAGGTTTTAATATGGCTTTACCTACATCGACAATTCCCGTTATTTCAAATAATTCAGACGCAACACCTAGTTTGTGGAACACACGATATTCTTTAATTGATGATAATTTCGCATACTTAGAAAATAAAACAGACACACTACTGCAAGGGATTAACAGGATTATTAATGGTGATTTTTCTATCTGGCAGCGCGGATTATCAAAAGTATATGGAGCAGGGCAATTTAGTTATCTTGCAGATAGATTTCTTAATGTAAATCAGTCTAACGGGCAATTTACGACTTCAAGAAATATTTTTAACGGTTCATATTCTATGAGAACCGTAGTTGATGTTCCTTGCACTACTCTCAGTGCTAGTTATTTTGTACAGCCAATTCTTTATATTTTTGACGGTAATCATTTATATGATTTAATTATTAATAATAAACAGGTTACGCTTTCATTTTCTTTTGTAAGTAATGTTACCGGTAATTTTTCAGTTTCTTTAAGAAATATACTTGATTTATCGGGAGCATATAATAATACAGCTTATGACTCCTATGTTACTGATTTTAATTATACAACGCCAAATGTTTCACAAAAAATATCAATTACAATACAAATGCCTAATGGAATGAATGGCGGTGTTTTTGATGATAATTCAGGTGGTATTATTTTGTCTATCGGTTCATTAAATCAAGGTAATCATCAAACAGCACAAACTGATACATGGATAGCTGGAAACTTTATCTCTTCAAATAATGCCGTTAATTGGGCGGCAACAACGGGTAATTATATTGACGTTACGCAAATACAGTTAGAAGAGGGTAATCTAGCAACTAAATATGAATATATGACTAATGATATTCAATTATTGCGATGTCAGCGTTATTATGAAAAATGGACATCTCATTTTACTACGCATAATTTAGCTGGCACGGCTGGTAATACAGTGTACTTTAAAACAACCAAAGTTAGACCTGCGACCATCACTTTAACTACAGCTAATACAGGTTCAGCAGTTGCTATTCCAACAGCCATTGATAATTCCGCTAATGGTATAGGTGAGTTTTTTATTTTTAATAATGCCCCCGTAGGCGGAACTAATAACTCTTTCCATTTTACGGGATACGCAGAGTCTGAGCTATTTCGTTATTAAATTAAGGTAAAAACATGATTAAATCAGTTAGAAAGGTAGGCAATAATTTTGTTATAAATGAGAATATGACTGTTCCAAACAATAAAGATAATGGTCATTTTGAAATGATCGAAAAATGGGTAAAAGATGGCGGTGTGATTGATGAGTCGGTTGATGATATAGCTAAAATAGATGACATCTATAAAGATGAGATTAACACCGATATTAAATTTAAGAAAATGTCATTTAAGACCGATAAAAATAGCGTTGATATGCTTGCTAAAGTTGTTTTATTAAAATCTCTTAAACCTGATTTTTACTGGTTAGATGCGAACGGTGACAAGGTATTTATGTCTATTGATGAATTGCGATTACTCTATGAGTTGATTATTAATCGAGTTATAGACTCTTTTCAAAATAAGATTGAAAGTAAAAGTAAGCTAGTTTAGAGACTAAACCGCGCATAGTGATATGCGCGGTTTTTGTTATAAATGTTTTGCTATAACTAATACAAAGGTGAATATTAAAGCAATAGTAACGATTTTTAGGTTACGTTTTAGACTTTTAATTTCTGATTTTAATACATAATTATTCCTTTCATAGTATCGCTTAGACATATAAGTTGTATTGTTATTTTTTCTTTCAAAACGCTCAAGTCTTTCAACTATTTCAAGATAATCACTCGATCTTACCCATTCACCTTTGTTGTATTGTTTTATAATGCCCCATTTTCCAAATGTTAATATGTATCGTGCTGGGTTGTCGTGGTTGTTTTTCATTTTATTACCTCTGCTCTTACATTAAAAGCATCACGTAAATCTTTGTTTTTTGCCTTACGTAACGCAGTGTATATTTTCTTTAATTTACCAGTGCTTGTCTTAGCTAGTTTCGAAAAATGAAGCTGGGCTTTTTTGCCATTCAAGTCGACTAATTCCGCATCAACAATAGCAAAATGTAACTCTTTTTGCCGTTCCGGTGCTAGTGAGTAGACCATACTTTGAAGTGTTGTTTCTTGTTTTTTCATTAATCCCTCACTCTCATTTTTATTTTTGCGATTAATAACGTAGCTTTTTTCTGTTCTGCCGTCATATCCCCAACCCCCTCATTCATTGTTGAGCCTAGTTCTTGTCGTGTTACACACATTAAATTATCTATTTGATAATTATTTACATTACCGTCTAAATAACAAATGATTTCCCCTTTCTTCATCGGTGGATTGTGTTTTTCCCACTCTATATGTGATATTTCCCTCCAATGGGCTGGTTGTGATACTTTAATTTGTATCGTTCCAGTTTTGCTGCTAATTCGTGTGCTACCAATAGGCTGACAGTTTGCTTTATGCCCTTTTTTAAAGCGTGATTTACTATGCCCTGTTGAATTTTTTACGCCTTTGTTCCACGGTATCATGCCTTTTTTAAATGCTGAATTACTGGGTTTGTGTGTTTTTTTTATGTCTTTGCGTCTACAATAATTAGCCGCAAAAAAAACATCACGATTTGACTTAAACTTAATATTAAATGCTTCAACCATTTCTTGATAAGTTATACCGCCATCCGTAGCGGCTATCTTAACTAAAAAATCATGTTGCTCTTTATTTACGTGTTTGTGCTTCATTCCAGCATTTTAGGTATTTTATTAACATCAATATCTGATGACCCTTGGCGCGCTGCATCAAGTGCTAGACGACCATTTGCAACGATATTTTTTGCCACATTTGACATTTCTTTGCTTCTTTTTACCTCTACATCTAGCATATCAAAGTTATCCGCGCTGTCTAACCGCTCCAGTTGTTTAAATAGCATATCGTTTAAATCTGATAGTGTGTTGTTTTTTTCTTTCATAATAACCTCTCAAGTTTCTTTAGTGACTCAATGGCGTTTTTTACATCATTCTTTACTGTTCTTCGTGTATCTGCGCCATGAGTTCTATCTATATTACTCATGCCCGAAATGACGCACCTTATTATGCTTTCAGAGTTTTCTGCTAACTCCCATTCTTGCATCGTTATTTCTTCATCTTTCATTATTACACCTCGACTAATGTTTCTAAATATTTATTTCTTCCATCCTCAAATCCTAACGCCAAGATCCATTTATCGCTACATTCGCTTGTCACATAATCCCTAAATTCTGCCTGTTTATCGCTTAATACGCCACCTTTCTGCCGTTTAAACTCTATCCATGTATGTGTATGCGGAATGTATATATCTGCCGCACCAGCACATAGTCCCATTTGTATTTGTTGCGTTTTTTCTGCCGTTGTACGTGTCCCATCGTTGCGTATCATTACGATTTTATGACGTGGGTATGTTGCTTTAAACCATGCAACGAACGCGCATTGCTCCTCAGTTTCCGTTGGTATTCTTTCGTTTTTTTTATAGTCCTCACTTTGTTTTTTAAGTTTATCTAAAAAGCTGTTGCGATCAATAGACCGGTTTTTTAACCATAATCCTATTTTTTCATTACGCTCTTTCTTTTTTATTTTCATTGCTTTAAGCAATGCGTCCGCTTCACTTCTAAAAACTATATCGCTAATCATTGTGTACCTTCATTTTTAAAGTAATTTAATAGCCAGTCCCATTTTTCTTTATGCTCAAAAAGACAATCTTCTATTGTTTCATCATCACAACCTAGATACTTTAATTCTCGCTTAAAAGTTTCATAAGTAAGCTGTGGCAATGGCTGTTCTTTTTTTTCTTCTTCCAGCTTCTCTAATACGTCTAATATATCCATACATCCTCGGTATTCAAGATATTTAACACTACTATATAGTAGCAAAAAACATATTTCCTGTATATTTATTTTTTTATTTTTTTATTTTTTTATTTTTTTATTTTTTTATTTACAAGTCAAAAAAAACAAGTAAGATAGCCATGTGTTAAAAATTTTTAGGAGGAAAGCATGGCAACAATTGTCTCTGTTACCATAAAGTTAAGTGAAGCAGTAAAAAAGCGGTTGGCTATTTATGCAATCAATAACAATGTTAATCAAAGTGCAGTAGTTGAAAGCGCGTTGATTGAGTTTTTAGATAATAAAGAAAAGAAAAAGGAGTGGAAGCAATGAGTTTTTTAGATAACATCGAGTCATCAACCGAGGTGGTTAAATCCCCACCTTATATTATTTTGTACGGTCAAGCTGGGTGTGGTAAGTCTTGGTTGTGTCGTTTTTTAGATAAACCGCACTACATCGCACTAGAGCATGGCGTTGACAAAGTGCCTAATATTGGTCGTTTTTTAACGACTAATAAAGACGGGCAGAAAGAAATTAAACTACCTAAAAATTCAGATGAGTTTTTTCAGGCTTTTGGGTATTTTTGCACTGCACAGCACGATTATAAAACAGTCGTTATCGACAGTGGTACGTTTTTAGAGAAGCTATTTATAGCAGATATTATCGCTAAAAATCCAACTGAAACAATTAGGAAAAAGGAGGTAAAAGTAACAAGCATTGGGGATTATAATTTCGGTCGCGGTTATGAGAAGTTAAAAGCGTATTGGGATCGTTTCCATGCTGGTGTTGACGTTTTAAAAAGCAAAGGTATTGGCGTGACTATTATTTGCCACAGCTCTCAAAGAACAGTAACAACTTTAGGAGGTGATGAGTATAAAAAAAATCAGATCGGTTTATCAAAGTTTGGTCAAACCGACATAGGAGCTTTACTTTATGCTAAAGCAGATCATTGCTTGTATATGCAAAGCGAGATTATGACGCAAAGCATTAAAAATAATTTTGGAGCCGAGAAAACAATAGCAATGCAAGGCGCAACGCCTGATATTGTTGTTTACACACGATCACAAGCTGCTTTTGACGCAAAAGCAAGAACTGAAAATATTAATAACGTGCAAGACAATTATGTTATTGATATTTCTGATGATGAAACGAGTAAGATTTTATTTGCTGATTTAATGAAGTAATGAATTAGTGAGTTAATTGTTGTATTTTTTTATTTTTATTTAATTTTTGGAGATATGTTATGGGTTTTTTCGCAGGGAAAACAGCAAGCAAAGAAGTTGAGTCAAACAAAATCGTTTTAATTCCCGATGGAACAAAGCTAAATTGTGCGATTGCAGAAGTGAAGATGCTTAACTCAGATAACTTTAACGACAACAAGCGCGTCGAGGTGGGCTTGCATATTACCCAAGGGGAATTTAAGGGTAATATGTTGTCACACAAGTTAAAAGTCTTTGATGATAAAAAGAAAACGGCTGATAAAGCGATTGATTTTTTATTGGCTTATGATAGCAACGCGAAAGGCGAGTTGATGGCACAGGACAGTAAAGGTGTTGATATTATGCAGGACAGGGTTTTAGCCCGTGCGTTATGCGGTGCTAAAGTTGCAGTTGAGGTTAGCGTCTGGAAAATGACCGACAAAGAAACAAAAGAAGAGCGTAGCGGTAATTATGTAAGTAAAGTCATGCCCACTTTAAATAATGAAGCACTTAAAAAAGCAGTGATTGAAGAGCATGCAAGTGATACCACTGATTATGATGATGTACCGTTCTAAATAAGTAAAAAAAACAAGCCAAGGACGGCTATTTTTAATTAAAACACAATAGGCAATAAAAAAAATGGCAACAATACACGAATTAACAGAGCAACAAAGAAACGCAATTAATACGCTTGATTTTGTGGGTGATGATGAAGAGCAGCGAGCTACTTTGCAAGCTATTATCGACCAAGCGCAAGGTGATATTAAGCATAAACTAACCTGGCTTTCTGATATTTTAATCGAACAAAAAGCACACGCTGAAATTATTGATTTACGCGCCAAAGAGCTTGCGGCTCGTGCTAAAACAGCTAAAAATAAGTATGAAAATACCAAGGAGTTTATCAAGCAATCCATGTTTAATGCTGTTATTAATAAAATTGAGGGTGAATTATGCACAATATCAAGAAGAAAAGGCGTTGAGTCTGTTTTTATTGATGCGGATGTGGATATTAAAGGGCTGCCCCCTGAATTTGTAACCGTTGTTCCTGAAAAATACACACCAATAAAAACAGCTCTTAAAAAAGCATTGAAAGATGGCGTGGAGATAAAAGGGGTTGAGTTGTTGCGTGGTGAAGATAGTGTGACTGTTAAATAATAAACGAGGATAAATAAATGACAAAACAAAAAAGAAAAATTATACAGGTGAGTGTTTCAAGGTCTCACGGGATTGATGATATTGCTGAAATATCAGTTATAGCATTATGTAATGATGGATCAGTTTATGCTACAAGCAGACCTGATGCATTTAATTATAATTTTGAAGACTGGGAAAAACTCCCAGATATTCCCCAGAATTAACTATGCACACACGTTTAGTATTAACTAAACACGCACAGGAGCGCATGAAAATGCGCTTTCCTGAGTGCGATGTTGAGCAATGTTGGCGTGATGCAGTGAAAATGACTAACGCACAGCTAAAAATGATTAATATTAATAAAAAAATAGCAAGGAGGAATAATGCAGAATATTTTATATCTGGTGATTATGTGGTTTTTTGTGGGCGTTTTTTACCTGATTGTTTTCTGGTTTTTACTGTTCTTAAATATGATGATAAGAGCTTTTACAAGGCTAAAAATTTACGTGTTAGGTCTAAAAAATGAGTGAAAAAAAACAACTAAGACAACACCAGCTTGACGCTAAAAAAGCGATACGAAACGCTTTAATAGCTGGTGAAGTGCCTTATGCTGATTGTTGTGTTTCGTTCGGCAAGTCTTTATTGCTTGCAGATATAGCACAAGATGCAGCAAAGAAAGGTAGGCGCGTGTTGATTATTACGCCAACAAAAGAGCTGTGCAAACAAAATTACGATGAGGCTTTTAATTATTTCGACAAAGAAAAAAAAGGTAGTATAGGCATTGTTTGCTCTGGGCTTAATAAAAATCAATTTAACAGGAAAGTTATTATATGTACATATCAATCTTTTTTTAGTAAAAGGGCGACAGCAGGTCGTTTTGATTTGATCCTTGCTGATGAGTGTCATATTGTAAGTAACAATTCAGATACATCTATGCGTAAAATCATCATTGCTTTACAGCGCATTAATCCTAAAGTAATGATAGCAGGTGTTAGTGGCTCACCTTATAGGTTAGGGCAAGGCGTTCTTGAAAATGATAACATAGAGGGTAAGGCTTTATTTACGACGTGTTGTTATCAAAGTAATATTAAAGAGATGATGAAGCTAGGTTATCTTGCTCATATAACTTCTATCCAGTCTAACGTGCAAGTTGATTTGTCTGGTATCAGTCAATCGGGTAAAAGTGATTTTAATTCTAAATTAACTGAAGTTAAATTTAATGAAATTGCCTCACCTGCAACGAGCGACATGGCAGCAAAATTTAAAGAAAACGATATTCATACTGCTGTCATTTTTACTTCTTCAATCGCCAACGCTGAACACATAAAACAGTGCTGGATAGACCAAGGCAGTGATGCGAGCGAGATTAAGATTTTAACGGGCAAAACTCCTAGCGGTGAGCGTAAAAAGATACTGAAATGGTTGGTTGATGACACGGGAAACCGTTATTTAATTAATATCGGTATTTTAACAACGGGGTTTAATTTTCCAGCATTAGATTGTGTTGTTTTGTTCCGTGCAACTGCAAGCCTTTCTTTATATTGCCAATGCGTTGGACGCGTTATACGCGCTCATAATCGCAATGGTGAGGATAAAATAGGGATTGTTATTGACTATGGTACAAATATCGAGCGGCTGGGCGCAATAGATAATATTGAGCCGCCTAAGCCTAAGATAAAAAAGGATGTTGCACCACAAAAACTATGCGATATTGTTTTGGATGAAACAGTCATTGATAGACAAGGTATTACGCACAATGAGGGCGAGCCTTGCAATACTTTTAATATCTTAAGTGCGAAAAAATGCAAAACGTGTGGCGCGCATTTTATTAGCGAAAATGAGGATGGCAAGTATTCTATGCGCTCTAAAGCTCAAATTTTAGAAGATAGCATTATTAATTATCACGTTGATCATGTTGATTTTGATATTCACACGGGGCGCGATAGTGGGATTGATATGATTAAGATTGACTTTATTGATGCAGGGTTCGATAAAATTCACAGCCATTATTTATGCTTAGATCATAACGGCATAGCTGGGACTTTAGCGCGTAAGTTTTTAATGAGTATGTTTAAAGATACTAGCAATTATTACAAGTTATCAACTAAAGGTATTTCGGTAAAATCGGTTTTTCCGATTTTAAACAGTGAAAAACATTATGATATGTTTTTTAAAAAAATATCAGGTGTATCGCTCAAACCTCAGAAAGACAGTAAGTATATGACTGTTAGTAAAGTTATTTTTGAATATTGATTGATTTTTAAGCAAAAAAAACCCTGAAAGAACGAGTAGAACTTTCAGGGAAAACAACAAGATGGAAATAAAAATGAAAAAATTATTTCAATTTCAATATATCATATTTTAATCTAAATTCAAAACTGTTTGTAATTTTGTTAAATGTATTTGCTTCTCTTCCATTTCGTTTTGTTTAAATCTTAAATAGCGTTTGGCAATAGTTAGCTGTCCGCCCTTGATTTTGAAGAGCTTTCGCCTTACAGGCAAATCGAGTTAAAGATGCTAAAAAAGAAAGGTGATAAAGTACATCGGGCGATTGAGTTTATTGTTTGTGAGTATAAAGATGATGTTGACGAGATCAATGCCGCTGTTTTGCTAGAAACTGGGAAGCCGTTATTTATTGATTGATTGTTAATTATTGATTATTGATTGTTGATCGTTAATTAAAGGCAGTGCCATTGTGGTGCTGCCTTTTTTTTGTGAATATATTGCTATTGTTCGCCTCGTATAATACTATTACTAGCCCAAACAACAAAAAACAGGAAATAATATGATTTTAACTTTAGATGAGATACTAGATAAATTATCAGATAGAAATTTAAAAGAAGTAGCAAGGCGTATAAATATGCACCACATTACATTGCTTAAAATCGTAAACGGCAAAACGCCCAATCCAAGCTGGCAGTCTATTAAGAAGTTAAGCGATTATTTAACAAGAGGGTGATTGTATGGCGAATATAGATATAATTTTATCAAGACTAGAAAAAGTAAAACCGCTAGGAAATAACAAGTATCGCGCTTTATGCCCTTGTCATGAAGAAAAAACCCCGTCATTTAATTTAAAACTACTTGATGATGATAGGGTGATTATGCACTGTTTCGGCTGTGGATGTAATGGTATTGACGCGCTAAATGCGTTAGGAATTGAGTTAGATACCATGTTCCCTGAAAAAATAGACGGGGAAACGCGACACGGTTATAAAAAAGAGCGTAAACCGTTTTTAAATGATGAAAAACTAGCTTCATTAGCATTAGAAAGCACGATAATTATGTTGGCGGCTAATGATGTATTAAAAGGTAAAAAACTGAGTGTTGATGATTTTGAGCGTATCGAGTTAGCAAGTAATCGTTTTTATGAGGCGGTGAATTTATGAGCCTGGAAGATGATGCGGTCGATATTGTTTTAAAAGAGGGTGTTGTTGTTCCGTTTAAACGCGGCAAGGGCTTTGTTGATAGTGAGGGAGAGCTAAACGCACCAGAAATCGCAGATTGGAATGATAATTTATCTAAGGATATTGATTATATTATTCCTTTTGATTGTGTGGCGCGTGATATTCAACAGTGGATTTTATCTCAATCTATGTACCCACAACCTGGTCTTGCTTTCGCAGCCGCTTTGTCAGTCGTTGCCGTTGCTATTGGGCGTAATATTGCTTATGAAAACCTGAAAGGGAATTTGATGTTTATTGGACTGGCAGAGTCAGGGGAGGGTAAAGATTTTCCGTTAAAATGTGCATCGAGAGTGCTGGAAGCCGTGGGATTAGGCGGTGCGGTGGAAGATAGGCCAGCATCGGGAGCTGCACTTACTCAAGCAATGGAAGAAAATCCGTCTTTATTGTTGTCGATTGATGAGTTTGGACATTTTTTGAGTAGCATTAATGGGAAAGGAGCGAATAATTTTGCAAAAGAAGTGGGCGATATTTTTACCAAGTCATATACAAGCGCGAACGATAAAATCACGGGCAAAAGAACGAAAGATAATGAACCTATTATCATCAAAGAGCCAAACTTATGCTTGCTGGGTATGACAACAGAAAGACAGGTTTTTGATGGCTTAACCACTGCTGATATAGCAGACGGATCACTTGCTAGATATATGATTATTTTTGGTGAGAGCGACGTTGAGCCGAGGCGGTTCAAGCGAGATAGTAAAGTGCCTGAAAAAATCATTGATAGATTAACGGCATTGATTGATAAGCACAAAAAAGATCCGTTTTTATCTGCGACTCAATTAGACGTTTCCAATGATTTTGCGGATAGAAGTTGGTATTGGATGAAGGTGTTTTACAAAAAGAAAAAATCATTAAAAGCAAGTGAGAGGCAATTTAAGCCTTTTTGGGGTCGTGTTGTTGCGAGAGCTAAGCAGATGTCTTTATTGATTGACCAGTGCGATTCAATGGAGGTTTTAGACCATTATATTAATTTAGAAACAAAAGGAACTCAGGTTTTTATAAAAAAATACCTGCATTTGGGGGCAGATAATGAAAATGAGCGGTTGGCTAAATTGCTTGAAGCTAAGATAAAGGAGGCTGGCAGAAAGGGAATAACTGCAAAAAAGCTTGTGGCAGCAACGAGACAAATACAACCACACGTTAGAAAGGCATTACTTGAAGAATTGGTTGATAACGATAGTATATCAATTATACGTAAAAAAGTAGGTAACTCAAAAAGAGATAGTACGTTTTATTTTTGGAATAAGTGACTTATTTTTGTTCTTTTTTTGCCAGCTTAAAAGGGTGATATTTTCTTAATATTGCCCTTTTTTTCGCCCTTTTTTTACATTTTTACACCCTTTAAAACACCTGAATTTACACCTGAAACTCAACGAAGAACCTAGCAATAATGCGGGCTGTAGAGGATGTTTTTTTTCGGGTGTTGAGGTGTTTCAGGGTTACTATCTAGGAGGATATAAATATGGGTAAATAAAAGACATAAAAATAGGTAAATAAATGACATAAAAATGAGTAAATAAATAACATAAAAAAATAACGTATATTTATATTTTCTAATATTGCCTATATTAAATTTTCCTTATATATAATAATAAAAAAAATATACTACCCCCCCTATACACCTAACACCTAATATATATATTATTATTTTTTTTTTTTTTTTTTTTATATAATATAAAGACTTACGTACATAGTCATTGATTCTTTCGGGTGTAATTGGGGTGTATTTCGTATGTTTTTTTACGCACCTGAAATAAACTAATCACAAGCAATGCTTACGCATTATTAAAATACAGGGACGCATAATCATACAAAAAAAACAATTATCGTCCAGCCACGGGCGTTCTCGTAAGGATTTGGGGTATATTTTGGTAATATGCAGTATGCATTAATCACATTGTTGTTTATATTGCTCAATATTGGGTTATTATTATCTAACGTGCTTGGTTTTTGATTGGGCTGGGGGGGGGTAAAGGGGTTGTTTTTTTTTATGATGAGCGTATAGTGAGATGCAAGTTGGAAATAAACGGGATTAGGACACCGCCAACAAAACGATAGAAATTAAAGCTGTTATTGATATGCACTGGTAGCTCTATCCTACCGTCCTAAAGTGCATAATCAATAGCAGCTTTTTTTTTGGACAAAACAAATGAAAGAATTCATAGAAGTACCAGCAAGCAGGGCATCATTAGCGCAGAGAAAACCAGCATACGGAATTGGTATCAATGATGCTGACTACATGACAGAGCAAAATATAAACGGAAAAAAAGTGCGCTGCCCTTATTATCGAAGATGGCGCGATATGCTAAAGCGTTGTTACTCAAAAAAATTCCATGAAAAATACCCGACCTATAAAAACTGCACTGTATGCAAAGAATGGCTACTATTTTCCGCCTTTAAAGACTGGATGATACAGCAGGAATGGGAGGGAATGGAATTGGATAAAGATATCAAAATTAAGGGAAATAAAATATATTCCCCTGATACTTGCTTGTTTATTCCCCACGCATTAAATTCATTGCTTACTGACAGTGCAGCCATCAGGGGGAAATACCCCGTTGGAGTTTGTTTTAACAAACAAGCTAAAAAATTTGTAGCGCATTTGAAATACAACAGCAAACTTAAACACCTAGGCTACTTCACTACCCAAGAAGCAGCATCACAATGCTACCAAGCCGCACGCAAAGAAAAAACACTTCAAATAATCGAAGATAACATCTATCCACAGGTAACCCAATTTCTAGCACAGCATATTTGAAAACGAGGAATAAAAATGAAAAACCTAAAACAAAAATTAATGGAACACGGTGTAAGCGCGGTTGGTGATATTAATCACAAATATAAAATTGTCGTTCCGTTTTCTGGTGGCAAAGACTCGCAAACTTGTTTAAAAATAGCGTGTAGAGAATACGGAAAAGACAATGTACTTGCGTTATTTTGTGATACTGAATTTGAGCATCCTTTGACTTATGCGCACGTAAACCAAGTAACTAAAAAATACGGTTGTGATTTAATTACATTAAAAGCTGGTTCTGTAAAAGAATTATGCTTAAAGTACAAAAGAACCCCTGGTAGCGGAGCAAGATTTTGTACTGACCGATTAAAAATAAGACCATCAAAATTCTTTTATAAAGCACTTGCAGAAAAGCAAGGTGGATTTGTAGTCTGGCTTGGGATGCGTAGCGATGAGTCTAAAGAAAGAGAAAAAAGATATAAAGGCAAGCTTTCAGAAGATGATTACGCGCCACATGATGTTTTAAAGGATTTTCCAAAATATCTTGAAAAAATGGGCGTGATGTTTAGATTGCCGATTATTGACTGGTCGAAAGAAGAGGTATTTGACTACCTAAACAACGAACAAAATCCGTTATATTCGCAAGGATTTAGTCGTGTCGGATGTTTTCCCTGTTTAGCTGGTGGAGAGGGTGAACAATTAAGGGCATTTATTCACGATGAAACAGGGAAAAAGCACTTTAAAATAGCTCAAGAAATTATTGATAATTGCGATAGAAAAGAAGTATTAATGAGCAAAAAATATTATGGACAAGGTGGCGCAGGTTGTATGTTTTGCTCAATTTAAGTGATAAAAAAAACACCGCAGGCAGTGGATGTTGATTTAAAAGTTGTATTAGATTTTTAGATGAAAACGAGGAATAAAAATGAAAGACACAAAACAAAACAAATACCCTGAAAGATGGGACGATATAGAATTCATTGAGGGCTACTATGTAAACAACAATTCATTTATTGAATACCAAGGCTTCTTAGAGACAAGTATAAAACAAGAAAATGTATTTAAAACAGAAGAGCAAGCAAAAGCATCAATAGCATTAGCAAAGCTAACGCAATTAGTTTACGTTTTTAATAAAGATTGCAAGCAAGATTA